GTTGTTGTTCCAGAAGAGATTGTAACATCACCATCGCTGCCGGTGCCAAAAATTCCATCGCTTTTTGGGTAGCCAATAACATCCCATCGGTTTTGCACGGTGCCATATACAGCAATAACCATTTTGCCTGGAGGTAGCTCAACATCGCCAGGAGTAGAAAATCTGTTAGCTGCAGCTGAGCCAGCGTTTTCATCTTTTAACGTAATAAGAAAACTACCTACGTTTTTAATAATCATTACCCTACCTTCTGCTCCACCAGCAAGCCCGGTAATCTCAATATTTGCAGAAGAAGATAGTTTTAACTGAGCAGCATCAGCCAAGTTAGCAGGGTTGTAATCATTTACATTGGCACTCAAAGTTGAAGGGGCTAATGCGCCTTTTAACTCTAATGCCTTGGCAATACTGTGTACTTCGTAAGTTGCACCACTGGCACTAATTACCACATCACCTTTATCGCCATCGCTTGCTTTGTTATTCCAACTGTCTTTCTCTGCCTGGCTAACATGCTTTCTGTTTGCCGTTTCGGCTACGGCATCAAGGTTTAACACCTGCCATGTTTTATTACCGGCCCAATACTGCGAAGCAGTACCGGCAGTAATAGTTGGTTCTTTGCCTGCAAGAGCATTAGCAATTGTTGTGGCAAAGTTAGGATCATTGCCTAAGGCATTGCTTAACTCATTTAATGTGTCAAGAAGTGCAGGCGAACCATTTACTAAATTAATGATAGCATTATCCACATACGACTGTAACGCATAGCTTGCAGCAACAACACCTCCTAATCGTTCGGAATCATTTACAGTACCGTTGCCATTAGGATCGTAAACTGAAGCATCCATCTTACCGGCAATGGCAGCTGCTAATCCGGTAACATCACCAATAGCATGAGAGTGCACACTGTTAGCATAATTGCCTGAAGGCTGTTTACCATCAAGTGCAGCTTGCAAGCCTTGCACATCTGCAATAGTTACAGTGCCTAAATCAAACTCCAAAGTTTTTGTGCCAACATTAAATTGTATAGCTAATCGGCCAGAGCCAGCTTTTACATTTCTGAATTGAAGCACGGCACCGATTTTACCATCGTAAATGCCCAGCCCTTCTGTGCCGGCATTGTTGCCTGTGTTAACCTCACCACTTCCACCAGCATTTTGAGAAAGCAATACGTTCTTTACAACTACCTTGTAGCTCTGCAGAACATTTGGTTTTACTATGACCTTCATTGGGTGATGTCTTCAAGTATTGGGAAATCTCCTTTAAAGAATGTTTGTACTCCTTGCCCGGCAAGACTGATTTCTATATCGTACTTGTACTTTTTAGGCAAGGGCCATCCACCAGGTATATTCATATCAACCTCGGTTCTTGGTGCAAGCCTTAGTTGATTCTGGACGGGCTGCTCACCATCAGTTTCAATGATAACTGTATTTGCAGCTGTAGAGAAACTGATTACTGCAGTTGCTCCAGGCTTTTCGCGCACATCCATTTTTATTGTTGCACCTGCCAGATTAATAGGAGCTCCGTTAGCATCATACAACGCAAAGGCAACACCCAGAAATTGATTACGCCTGGTTATTGGCTCGAAGTTGTAAAGGATTGGTATCTTTTCCTGATTCATAAAAGGGATTTAAAACGGTTAAGTAATACACGCGTAATTCTTGCCTTTAACCTTGGACCAGGAGCAAGAAAAGTACGCTGTGGTAAATTCATTTTACGTGAATGCGTTTTAACACTATAGCTACCTGATGCTACTCTGCGTGTTCTTGTTCTTTCTCTTTTTGATCGAACAGAAAAAACACCTGTACCTTCACTAACACGAGTGCTCTTTGTTCGTGTGTGTCCAGATATAGTTACAGTTTTGTTCACTCCGGTGTTATGCGCTTCCATGTAATCGTTAGCTGTAATCTCAATAACAGCTGCAGTAGCACGCAGGATGCGTATAGAACGCCTGCCATCACCTCTATCGATTAAAAGTTTTCTGCCTTTGTTTCTTTTGGCTTTTGGACTACGAACTTTAAAAGGTCTGCCGAAGGCATCTTGTGATGCCCGTATGTTATCAAGGGCAAAGTTTACACACTCATTACCAACCAATATCGGCATGTCATTTTTTAGCTTACGAAGGCCCGATATAAACTTTGTGTAGTGCATTACTTTAACCCAAAGTTGTTTGCTGCAGCACCCGCATCTTCTTCACGCGCATTGTAGTAGGGATGGTTCTTAGGGAAGATAGTCCTGGCCTTACCTGTGTTGGTTGAAAACTCAGGTTTAAGCTGTGGCAATTCATCCATGCGCAAAATGCTTTGCTCACCTTCTGCTAATTGCTTAACTGTGCAACGACAGTTCCAGTCATTAGGTGGATAGTGAGTATCCCAGAATGGATGATCCATTGGTAGAATGATTTTATCCAACTTCTTGTGCGACTGTCGCACACGCGAATCACCAGCAGTTACATATTGTAGTAAAGGCAATGTTTCTTTGTTCTTTACTATGTCCTGCCATTTCTTGGCCATACGTGCAGAGCCTATAGCATGGTTATACTCAGTTTGCAACCAGTCTATGTTGTATTGGCTGTTAAGCTTCAATACCTCATCTCGAAAAGCAGAGAACGTTCTTAACGCTCCAGTTTCATCAACAAGCGCATCAGTTGCAGCACGCAGAAACTGATACTCTTTAAACTGTGAGAACACCTTTACATCATCTAGTAGAGCATTTCTAAACTCAGCATCGGCATTGCCAATGCTTTTAAATACAGCAACATTGAACTCTTTTAAGTATAGCTCGCGAAGTCTGCCATCTACCTGACCAGGCTCAATCTTTTTCTGAAACAAATCTTGTATGAGTTGTTCGATAAGATTGTTAAGCTCACTTGTATAACTTAATTGTAGTGATACAGGAGTATGACGATGTTTGCACTGCGCATTGTAAAGTTGTGCTACAAGCTTGGTAACATTCTTGCGAGATAAATCGGTATCAGGATCATCATCTGAAGGATCAGTATCCGGATTTGCCGGATCGCTGCTAGACGGAGGTGCTGGAGGACTTGCTTGTTTAACAACAACTGGCCTTGAATCTGCTAGTGTTACACCAAACTCATTATAGAAATCTTCTTCAGCAATAGGTAAACCTCTATCTACCATGTCAAGCCACATCTTAAGCTTGTTTTCCATTGATACTTCTTCGGTAAGGTTAAATGCTCCTTTAACATCTTTTAAAGGATATCCGTGCTGAAGTAGAATATTCTTTTTAAAACTATAATTGACAAGCAGTTCAATAAATAGTCTATCTTCCATAGCTATCTCAGCTTCTACTTGCATGTGGACTTTACCAAGTGCATTAGAACCTTTACCATCGTTGGTTGTGGTCAAAGTTTGTCCAAGAACACCGATAGAGATTTCGTCATTTAACAATCGATGAAAGTCTGTGAAAGCTTGCGTTCCTGATTGCTTACTCTCCAGGTAGTTAACAGCAGTTCCCTTTGGGACAATAATGTAAGCTGCCGAACCTTGTGTTTGAGCAGATTTTTCAACCTCTACTCTTGAACCTGGATCGTGGGGATCGTATTCATACCATCTCAGTGGCATGCCAAACATCTCATTAAATCGAGCAAAGTCTGAGAGGTTAGCTCTTTTCAATAGCACGTAAGGAGCAATACGCGCATACATACCAAGATAAGTAGGCTTACCAATTTCAAGTATGTATTTATTGTAAGGAGCTTCAGTGTACGGAAAGCCTGTTGCTTCATCACCCCACATGTATTTTGTGATTACCTTTTTATGAGGTTTCACATTCTGCAGCGGTATCATAACAGATTCTTCAATAAGGCCAGAACCGCCTAGTTTGAATTCATTTACTGTGTAACCCCAGAATAGAGATTCACCACAAGTTTCAAGAAAATCGTAAAACCATGGAGCGGACAGGTTATCCTTTATCAGATCGTTTTCAAGACCCTGCCATACAAAAGGTACATTCTTTAATGCTCTAATCCGTTTGCCTTTCACCGAAGCCAAGTGAAGATCTATGTCGATATCCAGATAGGTATCGAGCAGATAACGCCTGTTGGGGTTTAATACACGCTCTGCGCTCTTTAAATTAGTAAACCAGGTCTGTACATCCTGCCTGCCACGCTCTAGTTGGCCTACAACGATGTTGTTTATAACGATACCCGGTTCGTTGCCTTGATTCTGCGGATTTATGTCCGGCTTAATTCTTTGCGTTTTAGCCATCTTTCTTAATTAGTGGGGTGTTTGTACGTTTTTATAAAAATCTTTCGTTTAAACCATGTCTAAACCACTTCATTTGCCATGCTTTAGTAGTAAGGGTTACGCGCAGGCCTTGAACCATACTGTAACACTAACTTTTCTCCGGTTTCAGTACCTGTTGGTAGTGGCAGATCGGGCAGAAACTTTCCGGCAGCAACACCTTCTAGCCATTTTATAGCATCATCGTAGCGGTTTTGGCGAAGCTCCGGCACCTGGCCTGGCTGAATACGGCTGTAAAGGTGATACAAGCACATATCTACCAGCACCATAACCACCTGCGAATTGCGCTGCGCTTCCTGCTTGTTAAAAATCTGAGGCACATCGTATCGCACGGCCAGGTACGATGTCATTTGAGAGATGCTCTGCATCTCAACAACATCTAGCAGATTAAAGTCACCCTCAACAATGTTGTTAAGGATAGTGTCCTTTATCTGTGTTTTAAAATCTTCTCTTAATAGGTATACCATATTAATACATGTTTTTACTTCGAACTCTTTGGCCTGCCTTTGCTGGCACACCTGTTTGAATTTTTTCTTTTGCCTTGAACAAAGCACCTTCAAAAGCATCAGGACCATCTTTCTTTATGCCATTGCTGCCGGGCTCGAAAAGAAGGAACTGCTCTTTTAGCCTTATCATGTGGTGGTTGCTTGCTTCCAGCTCATTGAAATACACGCTACCTCTTTCAAAGTGGCCACTGGTTGCCTCTATCCTGGCATCTTTGTCTGGCTTCTTTCTGGTATCTCCTTTTATAGGAATAGGAAAACCTTTCTCTTTTGCAGCTTCGTTGAAGTCGTCATAAAGCAGATCCTGCAGAAATACTTCTTCCATATACATTTCGGCAGCTACTTGATGCCTTTTTAGATATGCATCAAGCTCGTAATGCCACATTACCATTTCATGTACGGTAGCTTTATTACACCACACTTTTATTACATGGATTTCACCGCCCTTTAATCCGAGCAACACTAATGCCTTATGATCGGCATTCTTTTTTGATTTGAACGATGGATCGAGATAGGATAAAATAACAGAGTAGCCTTTCAGGTTTGGCATCGGCTTATCTTGCAACCAGTCTTTATTAAAGACCTTCCCTTCAGTAACAGGATTGTTTTGATACTCACGCTGCGCCAGGCGTGTGCCCATCTTATTCATCATGTAGAGGCACTGCTCTAATGTATACCAGTCTGAGCATGTTGGCTGGCCTTGCTCATTTAAAAGGTTTATTTGTTCGTGATCATCGGCTATTTGTGACAATCTTTCAATAAGACAATCCGGAGCAATCTTGTTACCAAGTGCTATAAATAGATTTGCACCATTTACTGAAAAGCATCCAAACAGTGCACCCATTACCCACTCGTAGGTGTTATCCAGGCGCGACTTGTTTCTTACCTCTTCATCATCATCGCAGTCATCGCAGATGATGCAGTCCGGGCGCGACTCTTCTTCTTTAGCACCACGTGGAGATTGACCTTTACCAATTGCGCGAATAGAAGCACCACTACGCGTCACAAACTTTTCATCGGTCCATGCGCCTAAGTTTTTCTGATCGCCATAGTCGTTGATCAAACGCTGATTAGCTTCAAACTGCAACCTTATAACACGGATCATCTCAATGGCTGCATCCTGGTTCTTAGATACCCACAACAGGTTTCTTTTTTTACCAGTTGCAATAAGCATGGTAACTAGCATCTGCGTAGTAGTTGTTTTACTACCACCACGAAAAACCATACGGCTTACAAAGTTCTTACCTGGAGTAAGCAAGGCTTTGGCATATCTTTTTTGCCAAGGAGCAAAAGGTTTAGCACAGTAATGTGGGAAGTAGTATGCCAACCACTTGCGCCAGTCTTTTTCAAGTTCAGTAATACGCGCACTTTTCTGAGCTGAGGTTTCAGCAGAGTTAACAGGTGTTTCTTTTGCAAGATCCCTGCAAAACTTTTCCCAGTTTACCAGCTCTTGTTTGTGTATTCTCATTTAACCTTTGCGAGCTCGCGCGCTTTTAATTGTATAAACTCTTTGATAACAGGAATGAAACCTTTAGTGGCATTGGCATCTACACGCATGCCGAAAGACATAATCTCTTCTGATGAAGTGATGTAATCAGATAGTGTAAGGTCCTTTTCTAAGGATTTGATTGCTTTTGTGATTTTAACAATCTGATCAGTCTCTTTGCTTGTAGGATAGGCTGCATCAGTTCTTAGCTTAATAGCTTCATTAAGCTTTTGCAGTTGCATAAGATAACCAACAATCAGTTGCTTGCGCGTAATCTGGTTGGCAGCGCGTTGCACTTTCCACTCATCTTTTTTAGACCACGAGTAAACTGTTTTAACATTCACTCCAATACGCTCTGCAATTTGTTCGCAGGTCATGTTTGTCTCCATGAATAGCGCGTGTGCTTCTTGCTCTTTATCTTTTTTATGATTTGCCATACAGTTGAGCAAAAGTCATTGAAAGAGGGGGGTTGAAAAAACAGAGCTTTTGTGTTTTAGAAACAATGTTTTGGTGGTGTATTCAATTCATATCAAATCAATAAGTGCCATTTTTTAGAGCCACATAAGCAACATTGATTTGTGCTTTCAAACAAAAAATCGCACATGCCAACATTTGTTGCATCAGATGACTCAGTAAACAGTTATGGCTTTCGGGTTCTGACAGAAGGTATTGATACTTCTGACTTTGAAAAGAATCCGGTCATGCTCTATGACCACTTGCGCTTGGGTTCACAAGCAAATGGTAATCCAATGTTACCGATTGGTAAATGGACCAAGCTAAGAAAGCAAGGCAATGCCATGCTTGTTGATCCTGAATTCGATGATGGTGATTCTTTCGCCATGGATGTTAAAAGAAAAGTTGAGAAAGGTATTTTAAGTGCTACTTCAATTGGCTTTGACATTATTGAGATCAGCGAAGATCCTGCCTACATGTTACCAGGACAAGTGCTACCAACCATTACCAAAAGCAAGCTGAAAGAAATCTCCATTGCAGACATTCCTGTAAATGCCAACGCAGTAAAGCTTGGCTACAAAGGCAACTATGTAACGCTATCTGAAGGTAAGGGCGATGTAAGTCAAATTTTTTCAAACTATAAACCAAAAGAACCAATGAAAGAAATCATTGCGAAGCTATCTGCTTCAGGTTTTGTTGCCTTGGCTGCATCGGCCAGCGAAACAGAAGTATTAGCTGCCGTAGAATCGGTACTAGCCAAACACCGTGAGCAAGCACAAACACTTGCTACGTTGAGAACTGAGTTGTCTACTAAAGACAACAAGATCAATGATCTAAACACACAGCTTGCCAATGCAGAGGCAAAAGCTATCACTGATCGCGCTGTAATTCTTGTTGACAGTGCACTGGCAGCGCAGAAAATTACTGCAGCGCAAAAGGACCAGTTTCTGAAACTGGCCAAAGCAGATTATGAAGCAACAAAAGTTGTTTTAGATTCTATGACAGGTTACACACCTGTATCTACTCAGTTATCAGTAACTGAAGAAGTGGATGAAACTGCAAAGCTTATTGAAGAGTACGATAAGCTTCACAAAGCAGGTAAGCTTGCTCAAATCAAAGTGAGCAACCCTGAGCATTTTAAGAAAATGCACAAGGCTAAGTACAACGTTGAACCCAAATAACCCCGAGTAAACATGGACGGTATAAGATTCCCATTTAGCCCATACACACTTATAAGTGTAGTTGATAGTGCTACTCCATTGGTAGATATAGTTGATACCAAAACGGAGTTAAACATGCCCGTTATACAGAACATGACACTGAGCCTACGTGCATCAAAAGACTTGCTACCCGGTAGTGAAGTTGTTGTGAACATCGATAACGGTGCAACAGCACGTAACGTATCGTTTGGATCAGCAGGCAACACCATTAAGGCTCCTAACCTTACAGGTGTGATTAACAACACTAGCCGAATCAAGCTTACCTGGACAGGCGCAAGATTCGTAGCTGATAACGCTTGGATCAGTATCCCTTAAGAAGTATCAACCTTAAACCATTTTTTAAACGTGAAAACCAAATTTTTAAATCTTCTTTTCAACGTGCTAGTATCGCTCCTTATCGGAGCGGTATCTGCCGTTGTATATGGTGTTGATGCAATAGTTGCATCAGTATGCACCTTTATCGTTCTTTCCGGACTTCGATTGATTGTAGCCTTATCTAACCAGGTAAGCACAAGCGTTGCCCTTCACATGGCTGTGCAAAAAGAAGTGTGGGAAAACTTCATTGCCGAAAACCTGTATAAAACCTACGAATGGATTAAGCGAGCTAAAGACAGATCAGCTTTCGTTTTAAACAACGCTGTTGTACACATTCCGCAGGCAGGAGCAAGACCCAAAACATCTAAAAACCGCGAGAACTTTCCTATACCGGTTGTAAGACGTAATGATGATGACATTACTTATCCCATTGATGAGTTATCAACTGAGTCTACACACATTCCGGATGCGGATAAAGTTGAGTTGTCTTACGACAAGATATCAAGCGTGTACATGGATCACGTGAACCAGTTATCTGAAGATTCTGCGAAAGACATCTTAGACAGATGGTATCCATCACTTGCACGTGTTATAAGACGCACTACAGGTACAACTGTAGCATCGCACTTATCTGGTTCTACAGGCAACAGAAAAAGATTACTTGCTGTTGATATCGCCACCGGTAAAACAATCCTTAACCTTGACACACGAAGAGAAAGCGGTAATCGCTCGATCATCTTAAGCGAGGAGTTATACAATCAGTTAAAGGCTGATCCTACTGTGATCAATAAAGACACTATGGATAGTGTAGGTGCAGTATGGAAAAACGGTGACCTTGTTGCTCTTCATGGTTTTGATATCATCAGGACCAACGTAACAGGTCGTTACGACAACTCCGGTACTCCTGTGAAAAGAGATTACACCTTAGCAGGTGTGGCAACAGATAATGACGTTGCCTTGCTTATCGACTGGCAGTATGTGCACTACGCTTTAGGAACTCCTAAGTTCTTTGAAGGTAAAGACGATGTGCATTTCCAAGGTGATATATACAACGCATTGATTCGCTTTGGCGGACGCTTGGAGCGCAAGAACCAGGAAGGTGTTGTAGCTATTGTTCAGGAACCTTAACAGTACCAGAGCATGGCTATCACAGTATATGATCCATGTGCAGAGCCTATCGGAGCTTTTGTTCCGGAGGCTGACTGCCTAGAGGAAGGCTCCCGAATTGTCGGGGGCTACCTTGTAAAAAAAGGTTTCGACCTTGAAACGCTGATCGACAACACTACCATTAGTGCTGCCATAGTTGCTAAGAACATTATTCCGGTTGTGGGCCTTGCAGGAAACTGGCCAGCTGCAACTTCTAATAAGAAGCCTGGCATGGGCTTTCAGCGTGAAAAGCATTCATCGAACACCTTTGCCGTTCCTATCAAGCACTACGGTGTAGACGCGAATCTTGCGTTTTGGAACAAAGTAAACAACAGCAAAGATTACTCAATGTTGTTTGTTTTCGAAGACTTAAGTATCTGGGGTGCCCTTGACAGAAGCAAGGAAGTTATACCGATGGACATTGTCATGTCGCCAGTGTCAACTGAGGAACTTGGAGGCACAAGACATTTCGAAGGTACAGCTAACTGGACCGCTAAAGATCTTCCTTATGTACTCGGAGCTCCTGTTGTAACAGGTTTTACCAAAGCAGCACTCAGAGCTCAATTCTCATGAACTACGAATTAGTTATTTCGGTGATAAGCCTGGTATTCCTGTTATTCGGAGGGCTACTAGGCATCATCGGATATTTCTTACGTGAGATGCACAAAGATTTCAAAGGGCTAAGAAACGATGTGGTTAAGATCATGAATGACCTCGTGCGTAACGAGGAGAAAGGCAAGACTGGTTTCAATCATCTCTCAGTTCAATTAAAATCTCTAGAGGATCGCATCGATAAGATCGAACGGAAATTACCACTATGAAATACAACAAAAAACAACTAGCAGAACTCGCCCAGGGCGTGTTTGCTACCTCGCACCTGGACAAGGTGTATGCCCTTGAAAACGGCACCTTCTACAATGAAGAGCAGAAGGCAAGACTTGATGAAAAAACTCAATCAGAATTGATTGAATTCAAAAAGGATCAGCAAGAAGAAGATGAAGCTCCGGCTGAGTTGACCGATGAGCAAAAGGCTGAACTGGAAGCAAAAGCCTTAGCTGAAGCTGAAGCGAAGAAAGACTCCAAAAAATCTAAAGCAAAAAAAGATGAAAACAGTTAGAGCGAAATTTAGATGTACATCGGTACAAGACTTTGGATGGAATAAGACCGCTAATTTTTCTGCAGTAGCAGCTAACCAAGGTGAAAATGCGGATTTTGCAAAAGCTACACCTTCAGGACAGTTAAGCATCAACATTGATGGTGATGTTCCTGCAAGTCAATTCTTTGAACCAAAGAAAGAATACTATTTGACTTTCGAAGCAGCAGAATAAAGTTCAATCAATTACAAGTAAAGGCTTCTCACCGAAGCCTTTCTTTTAACACTACTACAACATGGCTAAACTCATTCAACTGCTCATCATTCATTGCACAGCAACACCTGAGGGCAGACCTGTAACACCACAAGAAATTCGTGATTGGCACACGTGGCCAAAACTACAGCCAAACGGCAAACTACGATACATGGGCAAGGATTACTCTTCGGATGATACCTTGCCCGCAGCCGTTCGTAACAAACGTGGCAGAGGTTGGAG